TTTCTGCTCTACCATCTATTGTAGTGGTAGAAGATACAGTTGCACTATGCTCAATACCATCAGTATTGTCAGGTAGCGGGTATCTTATTACTTCAAGTGTTCTACCAGAAAAAACATACTCTCTTTTGTAACCAACTTTAGATGCAAGCCTAATAGTCTGTACTACTTTTATAGATCTAGTTTTTCTGTCAGGTAAGTTGATGACCTGCATTGCAATTGGTATCTGTGCAGCAGTTAGCTTGCGTCTAAACGCTCCATCAGTGTATCCAACACCATACTGTTCTGATGTGTTGTTGAATACAGGAAAATATTTTGATGCTTCTGTACTACAATATCCTGCAATTGCTCTACCTCGTAGATCTGGCAAATTAAATGTACCCTCACTTGTGCTGCCATATATGGTACCTATTCTGCTAAAAAGTCTCGGATACTGAGCGCGTGACACAGATCTACCATCACAAAGTAGCCATCCAGCAGGTGCTTCTGCAGAAGAAACTGGGCATGCATATGCAGTTATGGAGCCTGTGGGACAAAACGCATCAGAGAATGCTCCAAAGATGTAATCCTTGAAAGCACTTGGACTGGTGTACATGGTGGTGAGTTCACCTGTAAATTGACTACGTTGAGTAATTGGAATAAACTCGTTACCAGATAACGGATTAGCATGATCTAATTGTGAAATACGAGCATCATACATAGTTGATTACACGTATTTAGTACATAGAATGAAAGTATGAGTAAGTTTCAGAGTACCAAGGTCATTGAGTTGGGTAGCTGTGCATTTCGTCAATGGAGCGCAGAGTCACATTGTAAACACCTTCATGGATATCAGCTAAAGGCAAAGTTCTGGTTTGGTGCGTCAAGTCTTGATGCAAAGAATTGGGTAGTTGACTTTGCAGGTCTGAAAGAACTCAAAGCAACACTACAACATCAGTTTGATCATACTCTGTGCATTGCTGCAAATGATCCGCTACTACCTCTATTTAAAGAATTGCATGATAAAGGTGGATGTGATTTGCGCGTTATGGAAGGTGTAGGTATTGAAAAAACTGCTGAATGGTGCGCACATGCTGCTGATGAATTTATTAGAAAGATCACCAACAACCGTTGCTGGGTTTATCAAGTAGAAGTATTTGAGCATGAACTAAATTCTGCAATTTATTCAACTCAACAACAACTTACTATCGACGCTACACAACCTACTCAAAATGCAGAACCAGTAGTTGTAAATACCGTTGTTAAACAAGTCAACACTCAACTAACAACAAGCTCATCACGTCCTGCTAATGTTGGTCCAAACAACTCACCAGGCAAGGGAGATTGGTTCAAAGGTACAAGCTGGGGATAGTATGCGAGGCGTAAAACGCATCATCACACCTGATGACTTTACTGCTAGTGTGTTTAGCAAGATGCAAGCTATAGCAGGTGACGATGCATTACCACCAAGCAAATCTTCTGGAGTAACACACATTACTCCAGAAGAAGCTATACGTGAGTTACTTGAGATACAGCGTGTTAGTGTGGTACTGTCTCCAACTGCTTCACAATAAACTTCAAGATTTGCGATCTGACAACCTCGTTCTCAGTAAACACAAAATTGTGAATTCCGCGCTCTTCGCTTTCAGGATTATCAAACACTTGCTTGATCTTGCAGAATCCAGACTTAGTGCCAATATCTGATTGAAAGCTATCACCAATCACAATATATTTACTGTTCTCACCAAAGCGTGTTAAGATGGTGACAATTTCAGCAGAAGTCATGTTTTGTATTTCATCCACAATAACTACACTATCTCTGAACGTTAGTCCTCGTACAAAATTTACAGGCATGCACTTGACGTAGTTGTTGCGAATCAATTCGCCACCTACTTTTGGACCAACTAGTTCATCTAGCTTCTCAATCAATGGGAGTGACCATGGTTGAAATTTATCTTGTAGTTCACCTGGTAAGCTGCCTAGGCTCTTGGAGGCACTTTCTACAATGCTTCTGATATAAACAATTTGATTAACACTCTTCTTTTGAAGAAGTTGTAATGCGCCATATACTGCTAGATAGCTCTTTGCTGATCCTGCAGGTCCATCTACAAATACCATTTTTGTATCTTTATACAAAAACAGATCCATAAAAGATCGATGAACATCTGTTAGTTCAAACTCGTTGTGTATCTTGAAATTGCAGAACCAATTCTTCTTGGTACTAATCTCAATGTTGTGCATCAGAATATCTTCTGCTGCTTCATCTTCGACGACTTCGCGCTTCCTGGTTTTTTTAGCCATTGATAGTATTTAAGCACTATATCACAAGTAACTACTACCTACTGATTTCCTCCCAATCCATAGAACCGTATATCGGAGAACCTGCATTGTTGGTAGCAGCTACAAGCGACAATTCATAAGGTGTGTTGGTTAATCCATTACGCTCTAGCTGAAACTTGAACAACGCCTCTTTCAATATGTCAATAGATGGTGCACCTTGATTTGCTCCTTGTGTGAACCCACTAGCTAAAACTCTACCACCAGTAATGCTAGTTGCGTCTAATCTATATTCTACTGCAGAATTAATACCTGCATCAACCCAACCTGCACCACCTGCAGTTGTTCCACTAGCAATAACTCTCCATTCATAAAATGCTCCATTTGTTACTGGTAAGAGTGAGATTGCTGTTAATATAACGATAGCGTCCAATCTTGTTGCTTTGAGTCTTAGAGTTAATACTGGATAAAACGTTGAAGCTAGAGTGAGTGCCTTTGGAGCAGCAACTGCTGTGCCTGCAGCTTGCTGTAGTCCTCTCAATTCATAACCACCCTCAGAAATTACGGTCGAGCAAACTTGCTTCATCACGCTAGTGACACCTGTTGCACCTGTATTGGTGATCTCATACCTTAAAGGAAGAGAAGCTGTTGTGATGTATGTTGATGAAATTCTGTTGGCATGATGAAATGAGTGACAAAGTACAAATTTACCATCGATGATAAATCCTGCACGTACTGTACCCAATCCCAACCATTCGATATCCATCCACATAATTTGCGCCTTGGTAATGTCAAGAGTAAATCCAGATGGTCCAATTCCATTTAACTTGTCACCATTCCATGCAGATAGTGGTACGATAGTTTCTGTTGCTGGTGATCCATTAACCAAACTACGCTCAACAAAACTAATTTGACCTCCAGATAATTGAAAATACATTCCATTGTCTTGACCAAAATACCCCACACGCTGTCTAAGATTGCTAGCAGAGGGCGCAAGAGCAAATGTGTTGAGCGTCAACAATGACTTACCTGGTTGATATGAAAACACCTTGGTAGTTTCTCTAACAACTGATGATCCTGATAATCCATTTACTGTCATCTCTATCAAACCTTGATTTGCGTTAAATTGATAAGATCCACCAACAGCAGTCAAGCTGCTCCATAGATTGTTGTCGCGATATCTGTGACTTGAATCAAACAGAGTGAGAGGAGCGGATGTACGTAGTCTACCAAATGCATCAAAGTTGGGTGTGTGAGCGAATGTAACTGGAAATCCTGAAGTAGCATCTACGGTTGCAACAATTGGATTGGTGACATGAACGTTAAGCGATGATGTGTTAGCTGTAGCAGTAACATTGTTACCATTAATATCTTTTAATGAAACAGGATTAGCAATAGAAACAGTACCGGTAACAGACAACGTTTGAGTTGTGCTGACATCTACAGTATTGATAACACTAATACCGGTTAAATTATTTGTAATTGTTGCACTTAAACTACTAAGCTGATTTGAGATAGTGACTGACCCAGACACTGGCAACGTTTGAGCTGTACTAACATCTACAGTATTGGTAACGCTAATACCGGTTAAATTATTTGTAATTGTTGCACTTAAACTACTAACTTGATTTAAAATAGTAACATAACCAGATACTGCTGCAGTGTTGTTGACATTAACCCCATATTCAATTGCGGTTAAACTACGAACAGTTGAGTTTGTTGCATAATCAACAGCTGTCAATGTGTCAAGCTGCGGATAATTCTGAGTACGAACACTTACAGCTCCAACTGGTAAGCCACTAACTGTGCCTGTCTGAATA